GTGCTATCCAATTCGCACTGGAACGCGCGCCCTAATCGCTTGGCGGGTCTTTCGCAAGCCGATTGGGCGTGGCAGACACGTCGCATGAGACACCTGCTTCTGGCCGCCGCCGCCGCTTCGCTCGTCCTTCCCGCTTATGCCGAGGAACCCGCACCGATCCCGTCGCCGGGCGAAATTGCGGCCGCCGCGCCTGCGACGGATTGGATCGCCATCGCACCTTCCGATCTGCTCGTGATGGACCTTGCCCCCGATGCGAAGGGCAAGCCGCGGCGCGTCGTCATCCAGCTTATGCCCGCGCCCTTCAGCCGGGGCTGGATCGGCAATATCCGCAAGCTCGCCGCCGCGCATTGGTGGGACGGGACGAGCGTCAACCGGGTGCAGGACAATTATGTCGTGCAATGGGGTGATGCGAACGGCGAAGACGTAGCAAAGGCAAAGCCGCTGCCCGCAGGACTGGGTACACCCTCAGAAAGCGATTACACGGTGCACGATATGGCGTTGGTGATGCCCATGATCGAGGCCATGCATCGCAGCAAAGAGCGCTTAAGGCAGCTTGTACAGACGCAGCGGAAAACCAGCCCGCCGATGATCTATGCTCCTGATATGCGAACGAAGGTCGACCCTTATTCCGATTTTCAAGGCTTTGTTGCGGGATGGCCTGTGGCTGGAGGCAACGGCGTCTGGCCCGTTCATTGCTACGGCATGGTCGGCGTAGGCCGCAATCTGTCTCCTGATACCGGGTCGGGCGCCGAACTCTACGCCGTCATCGGTCACGCGCCGCGCCATCTCGACCGCAACATCGCCGTCGTCGGCCGCGTGATCAGCGGGATCGAGCACTTGTCGAGCCTGCCGCGGGGGACGGGGGCTCTCGGATTCTATGAGGATGAGAAGGAACGCGTTGGAATTGCGTCGATTCGCATTGCAACCGAACTGCCACCCTCAGACCAGCCGCGCTTCGAATATCTTTCGACCGAAAGCGACAGCTTTGCGCGCTATGCCGATGCGCGTGCAAACCGGCGCGATCCCTTTTTCATTCGTCCGGCGGGCGGCGCAGATATCTGCAACATTCCCGTTCCGATCCGGCCGGTCGAAGCGAAATAGCCGCCTTGGAGCATTTCACCGTCACGACGCGGCTTTGGCGCTGGCAGTCGGCGACCGCGCCAGCGGCGTGGTTTTTCGTCACTATCTCGGGCGACGTCGCCGATGGAATAAGGCTCGCGGCGATTAGCGGGCAATGGCTCGATGGCCGTAAGGGCTTCGGATCGGCCAAGGTACGCGCGACGGTCGGCGACACGATCTGGAGCACATCGGTGTTTCCCCACAAGGAAAGCGGCGGCTGGTTGCTGCCAGTCAAGGCTGCGGTGCGCAAGGTCGAAGGGATCGTTGAAGGCGACGATGTGACGGTGACCGTCAGTCTTTAGGCGGCGTATCGGGACTGGCTTCGCGAGCCTGCGCCTTGCGTTTGCGCAGGTTGGCGCGGAGCGCCTCGGCGAGGCGGCGCTCGCGTTCGAGGTCGGCGGGGGAGGGCGGCTTGCTCACGCGGCGGCGATGCGGGGAAATCGACCCGGCGTCAAGTCTCGCACCTTGACAGGCGAAGGCCGCCCCGCCATAGGCCGCGCCTGCCCCGCGAACAGGCGTTCCCGGGCGCCCCGGACGCTGCTGTAGCTCAGTGGTAGAGCGCACCCTTGGTAAGGGTGAGGTCGAGAGTTCAATCCTCTCCAGCAGCACCACTAAAAACGCCCAGAAACACTAGGCCTTTCAGCCAATATAGTCAACCCTTGTTGCGCCTCCACGCTTACCGATGGTCAGCGAATGGACAGCGCCGAACTTTTTGGCTCGCCGACTCGTATCCAGCCAGATGGTGGACAGCGCGGCCACGATTGCAGCCAGCTTGTCGGGGCGATATTTCGCATAACGCTTCGACACCGCCTTGAGGCTGTCGTCGGAAGAGTGGCCCAGCATCTCCTCTATCTGCCGCGTCGGCACGTCGGCCTCGTAGCACCATGTGGCGATGGTATAGCGGATCGTCTTGGGCTCCACGTTCATGCCGAGCCCGAGCGCGGTACGCATCGTCCGCCATGCCGTGCGCGGGTCGCGGCACGGTTGGCTGCCGTCCGCGATCCATCGTTTCAGGATCACCCGCATCGGCCTGATAGCCGGGATGATCGCGTTGCGCTTTTTCGTCCGCGCCGATTCCTGCGGCTGGAGGTCGATCAGGTTGAAGCGGGGATTGAATTGCGCCGAGGGGTCGAACACGCGGGCAGCCATCGGCCTGACGCTGGTCGCCATCTGGAGCGCCACGAAGCGGAACAGCGACGGTGAATGGCGTCGTGCATACCAGAATATGCTCGCCAGCTCGTCCTCGGTCAGGATGCGCTCTTTCGGCGGACTGCGATGCTCCGCCTCGATGCGCTTGATCTTCGGCGCGAACGGGATGCGTCCGTTGGCTTCGGCGTGATTGATTGCCGAGCGCACGTCCGTTATCATCCGGTCCACGGTATCTCCGCTCACCCCGGCGCTTGAATATTCGTAATGCTCGCCTTCCCAATCGATCGCGAAGGCATGGGGCGCCATCCGCCACTTACGGAAACGGTCGAACAGGGCGGGGCGAAGATCGGCGATCACCGCGCCCGCTCCGACTTCATCCTGGCACAGGAACGCGGCGAACGTGCGCAGGCTGCGGCTGGTCTGGTCGTTGTTGACTGCGACTGCTCCGCGCTCGCGCCAGTAGAGAACGAGGTGCGGGGCGACCAAGGCATTCTCGTCCTGTCGGCCTTTCGCCTGTTGCAGGGCCGCGAAGGCGTGAAGGATGGGCTTGGCCTCATCTATCTCGCGCTTCCGAGTGCTGCGATAAACGATGGTCCGCTTTCGCTCGTGATAGTAGGCAATTTGCCAGACGTCCGGGGAGGCGCCGTCGCGCCTTTTGTCGAGCCAGTAGTCTCCGACGACGTAGGGCGAGGTTTCGCGGGGCATAGTTCTTCGGCTTCCAAATGTGCTATTCGTTCCAATATACCGGCGCCGGCCATTTCGCGAAGCTGGTCTATCGTGAACGTCGCGCCGGTCTGGTTGCGAAGCGCGCGGCGATATTTCGAGGCGATGGATTGGAACGTCACCTCTCGTCCCCGGCATAAATGGGTGCCTTATCTGTCATGGGGAAGAGTCCTTGCTTTGAGGGCGGCGGCGATTGCCTCTTTGGCTTTGAGGAGATATCTTTCGCGCTCCTCATCCATGAATATGCCATCACCGATCGGGCTGGCCTGATAGATCGTCTCGCCTCCACAATCAGGGAAATCGACGCGGAACCAGCCGTGACGGAGGCGAAGATAGCCGACCTGTTCGCCGTCGAGGAATGCGTCATATTGCTCGGGGCAGGCGCCGCAGGTCATGCGAAGCTCGATCCGTTCGATGAGACTATCCACGTCCACCTCCCCAGCGCTCGCGCATTCTCTTTGCCTGTTTGACGCGGGCTACCAGCACAGGAAATTCACGATGCAGATACTCTGTGCGGATTAGACGGGAGACTATGTAGGGCTCTGGGTGGGTCATGGGTGGTCTCCTTTGGGCGCATGGCCTTCGGCCACCGCGCTCTCGTGAACGGAACCCGTTCCGGTTTCCGCCCTACGGGCTTCGATCGCTTGCGCAGCAAGGCGGTTGCTCAAATCCCACACTGCCACGTCATGCAAAATTTTCGCCATCGCATAGTCGGACCACGCGCAGTTTATGGGCGAAACGCTCCGGCATGCCTCGATCACGCCCCACAGCTCGTCGTTAGGCATGGTTTCCAGCCGTTCCCAAATCGGTTCAACAAAGGACGCGAACATATCCTTGTGCTGTCGGGATAGGTGGCGAGGCTTTCCATCATAACTGGCAGGCTGGAACAATTTCCCATCAACCAAAAGAGGGTCGTCTCCCGCGTTAGGGACGGAAGCCCGAAGGGGCGAGACGGGAACCGGCTCGACTTGCGTCGTCCCGCTCGCCGTAGGCGAAGCGCCCTTATCCATTGACCTTCCCCTTCCTACGATCCCTCTCCCTCTCCCTCTTGCGGCGCATGGCGAGTGCGTCGGCCTTCAAGGATTCCCATTCGTCCATCTCTATGCGCTTCACGCCACCTGTTCGCTGCATTTCGTCGCGATAACCCTCAAGCCAAACGCGCATTTCCTCGGGCAGATCGACACCTTCCCATCCGTCCTCTGGGCACGGCCCGGTGTATTCGCGAACGATGTCGAGAAGATCGGATGCCCATTTCGGCCAAGGTCCGGCTAGGGCCTCGTCGCGTTCGTCAGTAAGCTTCGTAATCTCCTCCCTCGCCGCAGCGAGGTCGGTGTTGGCCTTCTTGAATTTGGCGGTCATCTCGTTGGATTGACCCTGCCAGAGGATGCGCTTCTGCTCGCTGTCGAACAGGCTCCTGCGCAAAGACACGCAGGTCCTCTCATGCTCTGACACCCGCATAAGGCCGAGCGCTTGGAGAAGGCGGTTCATGCCACAAGATCCTCGATCACTTTTTTCAGCTTCCACGAATCGGTCAGGTTCTCTGCGACCTTCTGCTGCATTGCCTTCGCCAATTCGATGGGCGCAGCTTTGGCGATCTCTGTCGCGGCATCCACGAACGCAGCCTTGTTCTTCATCAGCTCGGCGCGAACGTCAGGAATGACTTCGGTCGCGATGAAGTCCGAAACTTCCTTGCGGATCGCCTCTGGCACCTCCCATTTGAATTGCTGCTTCACGCTTTCGAGAAGCGTGTCGCGAACGGCGGCGCGGACCTTCTCACGGTTCTCGTCGAGTATGCCCGTAAAGAAGTCGCTAGTGAGGCTGTCGTTATTCTGAGCTTCCATCGTTCTATCCCTTTCCCGCCGGTCCAAGGGGGCAATCGGTGCGAGCTGGACCGGCGGGGCTGTGCCGCTCGCGGGGCGTTGAGAATTGCTAGGCGGCCAGAGTTTGCGGCTCCGACCAGCGGATGTTGTGTTCGGCCCCGAAGGCCAGCATGTATTCGATCATCGCGCTCATCTGGCGCTTGGTCATTTGCGAGCTGCGGAAGCCTTGCGGAAACGGGCGACCGTCGAGACCTTCCAGGAATTGGCATTCCCAACCGCAGGCGTTCATGAAGATTGCTTTCCAGTCGTCGGGGGTGTGCATCCGGCCCATAGGCTTTTGATGGCTTATGTCGGTCAGCATGGCCCACATGCGGTCATTCTGCTCGCGGGAGCGCTTGGGTTCGCTCAAGGTCACGACATAGCCGTCAGGGGCTCGCAGGATGAGTTTCTGTGCGCGCTGGCGCTGCTCGCCGCCGACAAGGGTGATCTTATGCATGTTCGCGCTCCCGCTGAGCGTCTCGGATTTGTGCGGCGCGCGGGCTGGCAGCGTTGAAAGCCGCGATGAGCGCTTCAACGTCAATCCCACGCCAGAATGTCGCTTCCCCGACCCGATGCTGTTCGACATGGCAGTCACGGCAAAGGCTCACCGTGCGCCAGTCGTCGGGCTTTTGTGAGAGGCCTGCCCCGCTACCCATACGGACGTGCGCAACCTCGATCGGTCGGCCGCCGCACCCCTTGCTGCATTCATGCGAGCGCACGAAATTGCAGTGAGCTTGCGACCGCCACCGACTGGCGCGCTTGGGCTGTTTCGGAATACGACGAGGAAGCATCACGCATCCCTCCACCGGCGCGCGCTACGGTAGGACCAGCCCACCATGTACGCGGCGCGTTTCAGGTTCACCCCGGCGGCGCAAAGCTCGTTGAGCTGGCGCTGGCGAGCGATCCGCTTTTGCTGACGAACAGCGGTTGCCATGCGGGCGCGTTCGGCGAGGGTCATTCCGCCGCCTCCTGCTCCGCAAGCTGCGCTTCCAGAAGCTCGATACGGCGGCGCAGCGGCGTGAAGCCGTCCGGCTGACCCTGCCAGCCATTCCACCAGTCGGGATGATCGCGCTCGGCCTGTGCCAGAAGATCGGCGTGCGCGTTTTTCAGCACATACCATTCGTTCATATCTACGACCTTGCCCATCTCGACGGCAAACACCTTGATCGCCTTTTCAAGCCCTGTGATGCTGGTATATTTGCCGTCCAGCTTCTTTCCGGTCTGGCGGTTCGGCTCGTCGGTGTCGTTGTCTGCGAAGCCCTTTTCGAGCGGCATTTTCGCCCACAGTTCATAGGCGAGCCCGAAGGTCATGGCAGCCGCGAGACAGATACCGCGCCGGTGCGTGTCGGTAATGTCGCGGGCGGTGATGCGCTCGAACGGGATCGCGGCGTTCCGGTTGTCCATCACGGCTTGCGGGATCGCCTCGGTGACGCGCTCCCCGTTGCGGAAGCGGAGCATCATGAAAGCCCCTACCGGCGCGCGGTGAAGAACCTCGCCGTTCGCATTGAGGACGATTTCAGGCTCCCATCCCGGCGCATGTTCGCGCAGCAGGTGGACGGTACGCGACCAGTTGATATAGCTGGCCTTGAAGTTGCCGGTGCCGATGTTCTCAACAAGATCGGCGGTCGCGACTTTCGCGAGGTTGGGCAGCGCAGTCATGACGAAACTCCCACAACAGTAAGGATAACAGCCAACCCGAAGGCCATGATGTACAGTGACCAGTGGGCTCGATAGCCGGTGAGGGGCTGGGCGAAGCGGCGGTGATGGTTGAAGGCGTTCATGCCGGTTTCTCCCCATATTTCTCCGCGACAAATGCATCCCATTCGTCAGCGGTCATGTCGGTTATCCTGTCGCTATCGACAGCGATGCAGCGGTTCGTGATGATCTCTGGAGCGTCCCAGCGGTCGGCAATGGGCGTGTCTGCCATCACGCTTTCAAAGCAGCGGATCATGGTGCGCGCGCCGCCGGTCACCGTCCCGCCCCCATCTGCATAACCCGATAGTCGCCGCGCACCTGCTCCACGAAGTAGTTGCTCATGCTGGCATTCCTTCGACGACTTCGCTGGTGCAGAAGGAGCATGGGGCGCTAAGAAAGCATGTGCAGCTTTCAGGCTCCCGATTTCTGGTGACATAGCTATCGTATTCGCGCGACGCAGCGTTTTCGAGCGCACGCAAACGGGGGAGCGCGGCAGAGATGGCGTTGTATTGAAGCATCGCCTCGCGAGCGACGCGGCGCATCTCCTTTGCACGGTCGTAGTTATCGACACCGCCGAGATAGCTGATGCGCTCAGCGGCTTGATCAAGCGAGTTGATTGCGTAATAGATCTCGTCGATCCGTGATGGTAAGGTGCTCATGCGACCTCTCCCATTGCCTGCCAGTAGGGCTTGGCGCCGGGGTATGCGTCGCGCAGCTCGCGGCGGACGCGCAGCAGAGCGAATAGGGCAACCTTGTGCGGCTGCGCTTCCTTCACGCCCCACGCGTGGCGGGTGTTGCGATAGCGCAGGGCGGTTTCCAGAACCTCGCGCTGCACGATACGCAATGCCGTGTAGGCCGTGCCGTCGATGTGCGCGCTGGCTTTTCGGACGCTCGCAAGCTGGTCAGCCTTGAACGCGCGGGTTGCTGCGTTGTGGGTGGTGAGGGCGCTCATCAGTAGGCCTCCGCTTCGAGACGGCTGATGAAGAAGTGCACGCCGCCAGCGCATTCCTCTTCCCAACTGTCCGACCAATTGAGCGCTTCGACGCGCTCGCCAGCGGTGTAGGTGAACTTGGGATCGTGACTGGACACAGCCTTGTCGGCGCCGAAGATTTCCAGCACGTCAGCGAACTTGGCGCGGCACTTGCGACCGAAGGCATGCGAGCGCGGGCTGTCCTCAGGGATGCGCAGCTTGACGATCACGTCGTTTCGGCACTTCTTCCAGCCGATGATATCGCCGTCGGGCAAAATGCGGGTCCGAGCGATAGCGAGGTCAGCATTTTTGGCATCCGCGAGGTTGGCACCCGCGAGGTTGGCATCCGCGAGGTTGGCATCCGCGAGGTTGGCACCCGCGAGGTTGGCATCCGCGAGGTTGGCACGCGCTTTGACCGCCCACTTGACCGCCAGACCCAGCTTGACGCTGTAGGTCATGCCGGGGGTGACGCCGATCTCTGCGGTGAACTGGACCGCGTTGGTGAAGCGGTTCCTTACCTCGAACTTCTCAAGCGTCTTGCTGACCGCCATCTTCCATCTCCAAACTCGGCAACGGTGTTGCCCTGTCTGGAGACGGTGTACGCATATACGTACGCCCTTGCAAGCAAAAAACGTACACTAAATGCGTACGATCGCTAAACGTATGAAATGTACTCCCTATTTCTTACAATGGCCGGGAAGGGGATATCTTATGAAGCTTGCCATTCTGATAGCTGCCAGCGTTTTCGTTTCGGGCGTGGCTGACGCGAGGGACACCTACGTCAAGCCCTATGTCAAATCAGACGGAACCTATGTGCAGGGCCATTACAAGACCTCGCCGAACAGTACGACGCTGGACAACTACTCGACCTCGCCGAACTACAATCCCTACACGGGGCGGCAGGGGACGGTTGACCCATACGCGCCGCCCCGAGTGCAGCCATACCAGTATAAGCCTCAAACTTACACCCCGCCCAAGCCGCCGAAGCCGCTGTCAAAGCCCAGAGGCTACTAACTTGCGTAAATTTTTCGTGGGCCTCGCAACCGGCGTTGCTATCGCTGCCGCGCTTCCCGTCGCTGCCGCTCAACTGATCGGCGATAGTGGCTATCTTTTGGGATGGTCCATCACGAAAGACGGCGAGGAAATTTGCAGCGACCCTTGGATGTGGGCTGGTATCAACGAAATCGAGTGCGACTAAGCGAGTAGTTCCGCCCAAGGGATCACGCGGTGAACCTTTGACACGCGCCCGCGTTCGATCCTGAACGCTTGGCCGGGGTTGAATTGCTCCAGCTCGATATAGTCGGCGGTGCGTCTCACCAGGCGCTTGATGAGACAGGCAGTCATGCGCTCGCCATCGTCCTCTGGGCCCACAAGAAAAACCAGCACGTCATCACCGACTTGCGGCGGGCGCTTGGGATCGACGAACGCGACCTCGCCCTCCTGAAACCTCGGCGCCATAGACGAGCCTTGGATATACACACCGTAGGCGTCTGGTCTGCCTCGCAAGGCCGAAGGCCGACGATAGCGGTCAATCACTTCCGACATATGTAGCTCCGTCTGCTCGACGGCCACGCCATCAAACTCGATCGGCGCGCCCAAAGCGGTGCCGTAGATTGGCAAGTCTCGCTTGTCAGTCTCAAGGCGTGCCGTTGGGGCAGGGGCGACATTGGGCATCGGCTCGGCCAGTTCCCAAATCTCATTTGGGTCGATGTTTGTGCCAGCGAGGCCTGCCACCAGATTCTTCGCGACCGTCACCGATAGCAGACCGTCAAACTCGGGGCTGAAATAGCGCTGCACCGAAGATCGGCCAGCCAATCCCGCCGCCTTTGCGATCTCCGCATAAGAGCGTCCTGAGCGCTCCTGAATACGCTTCAGGCGCTCGCCGGTAGATTCGTCTGCCATCCCCACATTATGCGTTGGCGTACGTCCACAATCTACGTCGTCAGTTGCGTACAAATTGGGCTTGAATGATGTACGCAAAGTGTGTACGCATACGGAATGACCGACATCGAACTTCTCGAGCGCCTCGGCGGCATTCGCCCTGCGGCTCGCAAGCTGGGCCATCGAAATCATACGACGGTCCAAGGGTGGTTTTTACGCAAACGCATCCCTGACGAGCGCCGCGCCGAGGTCGAACGCATCGCTGCCCAATCCACGGCTGCATAGCAATGGAGCGGGGGGAACAAGAGCGCGATCTGGCGCGCAGCCTCGCCGAGAGCGAGCTTTCCTTCATCGAGGGAAGTTACGCGGCTACGGCTCCCAGCCTCTTTCGACGTAAAATTCAACGTCTTTGCGGACGCCTGACCAGAACGTTTCGAGTTCGTGGAGGGCGAGTTGACTGAACAACTGATCTTCCATGGTTTCGCCGATGTGGTCGAGGGCTTCGAGTTTCCGCTTGGCGCGCTCATCGACGGCAGCGAGCGGATCGTCCTTTCGCAGGCAGGATTCCACCATGAGGTCATGGAGGATCGTGCGCGTGAAGAAATGCTCTGCCTTCGCTCTGGAGACTGCGTAGTCCATTCGGGGTGTCTGGCATGAAGCCCGCGCCGGATCAACCGCGCGGCGGATACACGCTGGCGAGCCACCGCATTGGCGGCGTCGATGTTCGCATATCGGTCGGTCATCTCGACCGGATGCCCCGCTGCGCAAAATGCGGTCGCGTCCTCTGCTCGCACACCGATGCGGAGTTCAAGGGCTCATGACCATCACCAACCCGAGCGCGCTGGTCGCTGCGCCGGAGGGGAGAGCGTTGCCCACTGACGCTCTCCCCGAAATTCACCTCATTGCTCCAGAGCCAAGCGCGGGAAGCACCGAGCCCTGCAATCATTTCCGCGATCAGGTCACCGACCGACCGCGCATCTTCATTCAAACGGGGACCGGCACAATCGCCGGTCTCTTCGAGTTCATCGTCCCTTTCCATAGGAGCTAGTTATGGCGTCTCGCGCGTTCAACGTCTTGCGCGTCAACACGGTGGAAGAGCAAACGGCTTATCGCTCGGCGGTGGCTCGGGTGCTGCTCAATGTCCAGCGCGACTATGAGGTCACGCTACAGGATATCGCCGAGAAGATCGACGTGTCGCTCGGCACCATCTCGAACGCGGCTAACAAGCGCAACGACCTTTCTCCGCTCTATGTCCAGCGGCTGGGCAAGGTGTTCGGCCCGACCGCCCTTGACCCTGTGGCACGCCTCTATGGCGGCCGTATCGTCCCGCTGGTCGCGGAAGAGCGCGACGCCCTGCCAAGCCTCTCCGCGTCGGTTCACCACCTTGCCGTGGCGCAATCCCCTGACAGCCCCGGCGGTTCGGCAATCACCCATAGCGAGCTTCTTGCGATGCTGCCTGACCTTCGCGCGGCCGTCGATTGCATGAACGCGCTCATCATCAAGGCCGAAAGGATTGCAGCATGAGCACTCCTAACCCAGAGCACCCGACAGATGCCTTCGCAGCATGGGCTACTTTCAAGCGCCTGATGCGCGAGGACCCTGAATACGCTTGGGCTTGGCATTGCAATATTGCCGTGCCGATCATGGACGCCATCAGCGCCACGCACGAACAGGCTAATGTCGCTGCCGCTCACCTGATGTCGCACTTGTTTGAGTACGACATCACGACGCATCCCAACTTCGGATACGAAAAGGGTCAGGCCCAGCAATATCACGAAATGCGCCTTGCCGCTGATCGGGAGGACGCAGCATGATCACCGAATATCTGCCCTACGCGGCCTGCCTGTGCGGCGGCGTGCTTGCCGGTGCGGGCTTCATCTCATGGGGCGCGGCGAGTTCTGTAGCGGACGCGCAAGGCGAAGCGGACGAACTTCACGCCCGCATCCAGACCCTTACCGACATCGCCCGCTCACAGCAAAGCATCAAGAGCGGTCGCATCATCGACGTGCTGGAGGGCTGAGGGGATGGAAGCCATCACCATTGGGCGCACTACGCTATACCAAGGTGATTGCCGCGAGGTGCTGCCGACGCTGCCCGCCAACATCGCCGGCGGAACTTTCACGAGCCCGCCCTACAATCTCGGCGAGGGCATGGAGCATAAAGGTGGGCTTCGGCGCGCAAAGGGCCGCAAGTGGGCGCGACTATCAGATGGGTACGAGGGCGACGGCGATAATTTGCCCTATCCCGAATATTGCAGTCAGCAGCGCGAGGTTCTTACCGAGCTGTGGCGGGTGACCAGCGGAGCCATCTTCTACAATCACAAGCCGCGCATCGTTAAGGGTGTGCTGCGGTTGCCGTTCTTCGCAGACCTTCCGTTGCGCCAGATTATCATATGGGATCGCGGCTCCGGGTTTAACTGTAACGCCGGCGCATTCTCTCCGAACTGCGAATGGGTGCTGCTCTACCCCAAGCCCGACTGGCTACTGCGCGACCTCAAGGCTTCGATGCTGGGCGATGTCTGGCGCATTCCGCCAAAGCCTGACCCTGATCACCCTGCCAGCTTCCCGGAAGCGCTGCCAGCACGCGCTATCGACGCAACCAGCGTGCGGGTCTGGCTCGACCCATACATGGGATCTGGCACGACCGGTGTGGCGGCCGTGAAAGCAGGGCGCTCATTCATCGGCATAGAGAGGGAGCCGCGCTTCTTCGACCTTGCCTGTAGGCGCATCGAAGCAGCGCACCGCCAATTAGGCCTCTTCATTGAAGGAGCAGCCGCATGAACTGGTGGCCCTTCACCCGCAAGCCGCTCGTGGTCGAGCACGTCCGTTACGTCTCCAAGCCCTGCATCGACCCTCTCGACAAGGCTTTGGAAATCGCCCGTCAAATGAACCACCCCGATCTTATAGGTCGGGTGGAAGCGGTGAGGGCGGGGAAGTGAACCGGCCTTACGTTCCAAAAGCCGCGGTCAAGGCTGTCACCCGTATGCGGGCGCTCGGTCGGCTGCCCAAGGGAACCCAGAACAAGACGGAAGCGGCTTATGAGGACCGCGTTCTCAAGCCCGCCATGCTGTCCGGTGACGTCGCCTGGTATCGCTTTGAGGGCGTGAAGCTGAGGCTTGCCGACAAGACATTCTATGAACCCGACTTCTTCGTCATGCGCCGCAACGGCGAGTTGGAAGTGATCGAGATCAAAGGTTTCTGGACCGATGACGCGCGGGTCAAGATCAAGGTCGCCGCTGCTCAATATCCGTTCCAGTTTATAGCAGTCCAGCGCGTCAAAGGCGAGTGGAAAGAGGAGCGTTTTTGATGCCTCGGAACGAAAGAAAGTTGTTTGTCAAGGCCACATGGCCCTTGTCGAACATTTTCCTACATGGCCTAGAGTCGTAAATGGAAGCCCCGCCCCGCAACCTCACCATGGACGAATGGAAAGCCGAGATGGCTTTTCAGGTATTCTGCGCGCTTCGTCGCGCGGCGGACACCGACCCGCTCCTACTCGAAAACACCTATTACGACGCACTGCTGCGCGAGGTCCATAGCGACTTCCAAGCCGCGTTCGCGAGGCTGCCATGACCGCCCCCTATCTACCCCTATACATATCCGATTATCAGGCGGACACGTCGCACCTGACGACGCTGGAGCACGGAGCCTATCTCCTGCTCATCATGAACTACTGGCAGCGTGGTCAACCACTGCCGAATGACGACCGGAAACTTGCCCGTATCGCGGGGCTGGGGCCGCGCGAATGGAAGCGTGTTCGCGAGACAATTTCGGAGTTTTTCCAAGTCGATTGCAGCAACTGGTTCCATAGCAGGTTGGAGAGCGAGTTGTCCAAGCTGCGGGATAAGTCGTTGAAAAAGCGCAATGGGGGTCTAGCACGTGCTCAGCAGATGCTCAGCGAGCGCTCAGCACGTGCTCAGCTATATAAAGGTGTAGGTGTAGGGGATATACCTTCATCTAAAGATGAAGGGGCTACGCCCGATCCTGATGCTCTGTTTTGGGATAACGCCAAGGCATATCTCGCGCCGCACTCGAAAGAGCCCGGCAAGCTCATCGGCAAGTGGATCAGGGATGTCGGCGGGGACAAGACTTTCGTCGCCCGCGCTATCGGCGAGGCTCAGGTAAATCGGGTCGTCGATCCGGTCAGCTACATTTCCAGACTGGTCCACCGGCAGAAAGAAGGGGAGGCGGAAACGACCTTCACCGGCTTTTGCTGACGTGGTCTGAGGATTGAGACAATGCCAATTTGTAAAACGTGCCAGATTGATAAGCCGGAAGACGCCTTTTTTCGGCAGACGTCGAAGAAAAGCGGCCTGTTTGCAGAGTGCAAGGTTTGCAGCCGCAAACGCAATCAGGAGTGGATTGACGCCAACCGCGAGCGTTTCCGCCACATCAACCGTATCGCCACGAATGGAAAGCGCCGCCGCGATCCTATCCGCAATATGCTCGCTCAGGCTCGTGCGCGTTGCAAGAAATCGGGGATGGAGTTCGCCCTGACTGAAGCGGACATCACGGTTCCTGAATTTTGCCCGATCCTCGGGATTAAACTCACCTACGGCCTCGGGCATGGTGCAGGGCACTCGCTCGCTATTCGCGACACGCGCGCCAGTCTGGACCGCATCGACAATTCCAAAGGATATGTGTCCGGCAACGTGATCGTCGTCAGCTACCGCGCGAATAGGATCAAGTCCGACGCCAATGTCTCCGAACTTCTTCGGATAGCGAGGTTTTATGCACAATTGGAGACCCACAAAGACGGGAAAGCAAATCTGCCCGATTTGCAGCCACACCCGCAAGAACAAGCGAGACCGCTGCTTAAGCGTGTCGCGTGATGATCGCGGCCTAGTCTTCCTTTGCCACAATTGCGGATTCAGCGGAGCGGAAAATGATTCACGACAAGCATCAGGAATGGCTTTCGGCGCGGGGGCTCGATCCGGTTCTGGCGGAAAAGCTGGGGATACAGACGACGCGCGACGGCGGCGGCTTCTGGCTTACCGTTCCTTACGTTCACAAGGGCGAGACGGTGAACCACAAGTACCGGCAGACGGGCGAGAAGCGCCACCGCATGGACCCCGACGCCCCGCTGTCGCTGTGGAACGCCGACTGCCTCGCGGAAGCGAAGGGCCAGACGGTGATCATCACCGAGGGGGAGTGGGACGCATTGGCGGCGATCCAGTGTGGCTTCCGGTTCGTCGTGTCGGTCCCCAACGGCGCGCCCGCCTCACAGACAGCCGAGCCGGAGAACGCGAAGCGGTATGACTGGGTCTGGCGGCACCTTCGCGAGCTTGACGAGATCGCGGGTTTCATCCTCGCCACCGACGGGGACCAGCCCGGAGCAAATCTGGCGGCCGACATCGCGAGCCTGCTTGGCGCCGATCGCTGCAAGTTCGTCGAGTACCCGTTCCCGACCAAAGACCTCAACGAGATTTTGCTGGAGCAGGGGCCAGAGCGGCTATGCCAGACGCTCAACGAAGCCAAGCCCTACCCGATCCGCGGGCTCTACAGCCTATCGGAGTTCCCGGAACGCGGCGAGGTTCGTTCCTACTCGGTCGGGGTGGACCCCATCGAAGAATATATCCGCATCGTCCCCGGCACGCTGACTGTGGTCACTGGCTACGCGAACATGGGCAAATCGACGTTCATGAACGCGGTTATCGGCCACGCCGTCGCCAATCACTTCCCGGTGTGCATCGGCAGCTTCGAGACCGACGTGAAGCCGATCCTTCACAACGGGCTTCGCATGGCGATCATCGGCTGCGGCCCCCACGAGCTGGCAAAGTGGGATACCAGCGACGTTGACCGGATGCTCAACGAGCGCGTTCGCATCATCACCCAATCGGTCGATGAGGACGCGGAGATGTCGCTGGAGGACGTGCTGGAATATGCGCGCACCGCGGTCGTTCGTGACGGTTGCAAGATGATCGTCCTCGATCCGTGGAACGAGATCGAACACAAGCGCCGACGGGATGAGAGCGAGACGGATTACATCTCGCGCGCCCTTCGCGCCATCAAGCGTTTCGCAAAGCAGTACGACGTGGCTTTCTGGCTGGTCGCGCATCCCTCCAAGCCTCAGGGCGGCGCGAAAGGCCCGCCCGGTCTGTACGAGATCAGCGGCAGCGCCAATTGGGCAAACAAGGCTGACTACGGCCTGACCTATCACCGGCCCAAGTTCGACGTGAACGAAGCGAAGATCATCGTGAACAAGGTTCGCATGGGCCTGCCCGGCAAGCGCGGCGAGGTTCCGGTGACGTTCGACTTTCGCAGCAGCCGGTTCCGCGCATTGGAGCAATGACATGGCACCCAACAAACTGGCGCCCGCCTCAAGCCGACAAGGTTCGAGTCCGCTTCCGCAACGGACAGGTCAGCAAGCACACATACTCCGCGAAACAGCTCAACTGGCAGGATCGCGGGGAGCCGTTCGACATCATCGCGTGGCGCGTTGTCCGCACCTAATCAAATGGAGGTAAGAATGAGCGAGGCGAGCATAGTCGAGACGATAGCGCGGGCGCTTGAGCACAATTCGCAGCTTCGCGGATGGGTGTCTTACGAGAGCGACGCCGCCGCCGTCCTCAAAGCCATCTCAGACACCGGATACGCAGTAGTGCCGAGAGAGCCCACCGAGGCGATGCTGGAGGCTGGGCTTTTCGAAGCTGAAGGCTGCACCGACCGCTGGACGAGCGCCGCCGCGTGCCTGCCTAAGCATGTGTGGGCCGGGATGCTTAAGGCCAGCACAACCGAGGAGATTTAACAAACATGGGCAAGGCGGGGAGGCCACGCAAAGCGGGGCGGCGAGACAAGTCAGGGAAGCTGCGTCCTATAATCATGCCTGATCGCGGCCCCCCAAAGGTCGAGGCGAGATTCAAGCTGTTCGGCAGTGATGGTGCAGATGCGATCGGTCGCGCGTACCGCTCCGGCCTGCTTGGCGACGAGGCAACTGCGAAGCCTTTGCTTGACGCAGCTAGGGCGTTCAAAAAGAGCCACAAGCGCTCTGGGGTCACTGTAGGCGATATTCAGTGCCCCCTCAACCAATCCAGAGGGGGTGTGATGTTCATTGATCCTGATCCGAAATCATCCAGACGCCGCGAGCAGCGTATGTTCGATGGCCTTTGGTCGGCGGGCTCCAGAACGTCGCTCGCCAGCAATGCTTTCTATGGCCTCGTGGTCGCCGACTATCCAGACAACGGGCCGGGCTGGCTGGACCGCCTGATTATCGGCGATGCAACGCAGCGCGACCAAGAGCATCTGGAGGCCGCAGTGGAGACGCTTAGGTCAATCGCCGCCTGAAAATTATCGATTGCCCTCTTGACGTCTGCCCAAAAATTAGGCAAAAGCGGATTAATTGAACATGGCGCTTTGCGTCACGACGAGGTTTCCTGCTCTGTTCGGGCCAACGGTGTAACGTTCACTGCCGCGCATCAGGCTTGTGGCCCGCATCTTAGAGGGCCTCGTGGTCGCCAGCTTAACCGCTCGGCGGCCCTTTCCGTTTCCGGCGTGTCCCTTTCCGCCGGTCCCGCCGCGCCTCAACCGACGCACCGTAATAAGCTCATGCTGGTAAAGCGGTCGGCACTGTCGCGCGGCGGGTAAAATCACGAGGTATAGCTAATGCCAAAGGTCTTTGAAGATGACCAAGTGGCTGAGCTTCTGGAGCGCCTTGAGAAAGGTGAGCCGCTAACGCGCATTTGCCGCGATCCTAGAATGCCTTCGACAAGCTCTGTCTATTCCTGGGTGGAAAGTGACGAGGCGTTTTCTGGACGGTTCCGCGCGGCGCGCGCGCGAGGCGTTCATGCGCTTGCAGAGGAATGCTTGGACATTGCCGACGAGCCTACGAAAGACGCTGTTGAGGTGGCGAACAAGCGGGTTCGCATCGACACGCGCTTGAGGTTGGCGGGCAAGTGGCTGCCGAAGGATTACGGCGACAAGTTGGATGTCAACTACAACGCGGAGGTGACGCATCGGCATGACCTCAGCAGCCTTAGTGCCAATGAACTCGACGCGCTTGAAGGCCTTATTGCAAAAGCTGCCGACGCTAAGCGAGATCAGGGCGGAGAGAGCGCGGAGAAGTCTGGCAGCGTTCACTAGTTACACGCATCCCGCCTACATTCACGCGCGCCACCAGCAAAAACTGGACGACCATCTGGAGGCGGTTGAGCGGGGCGATATCGACCGTCTCATGGTTTTCATGCCGCCACGGCATGGCAAGAGCGAGAAGGCGTCGAAGCGTTTCCCGTCGTGGTTTCTTGGGCGCAACCCGACCAAGCAGATTATCGCGGCGAGCTACAACAGCGACCTTGCCAATGACTTCGGGCGAGAGGTCAAGGCGATTATCTCGTCCCCCGAGTTCGGGGATGTGTTTCGCGGCGTGAGGCTTCGTCAGGATAGCCGCGCATCGGATCGCATGAACACCGAACAGGGCGGGGCGTATTTCGCGGTCGGTGTCGGAACGGCGACAACCGGACGCGGCGCGCATCTCGGGTTGATCGATGATCCGTTGAAGGATCGGGAAGAGGCCGACAGCGCGCTACAGCGTGACAAGGTGTGGAACTGGTATCGCTCGACCTTCTACACGCGCTTGATGCCCGGCGGCGCAATCGTGCTGATCCAGACGCGATGGCATGAAGATGACCTGGCGGGGCGGTTGCTCGAACAGGATGGCCGCGTAGAGGAGGGCGGCCAATGGACGGTGCTGGACCTTCCGGCAATCGACGCAAGCGGCGAGGCGCTTTGGCCTGAATGGTACGATGTCCCGGCGCTTGAACGTATCAAGGCAACGATTGGCCCGCGTGAATGGTCTGCGCTGTATCAGCAGCAGCCGCAGCCGGACGAAGGAACGTTCTTCCAGCGGGCATGGTTCGGAACATGGGATAAGTTGCCCGCTGTCCGATACTACGGGACAAGCGATTACGCGGTCACCGATGGCGACGGCGATTACACGGTGCATCGCATTTGGGGGATTGGACCGGAGGGCGAGGTTTACCGCGTTGCAGGATGGCGGGCTCAATCGACCAGCGATGTCTGGATCGAGGAAAAGCTGAACCTCATCGAGAAATACAAGCCGCTTGCTTGGTTCGGCGAGGGCGGGGTGATCCAGAAGGCAATCGAGCCCGCGTTGAAGCGGAGAATGCGCGAGCGCAGGATATTCTGCCGTCTCGAATGGCTTCCGAGCGTGGCTGACAAGCCGACACGGGCAAGATCGTTTCAGGCGATGGCAGCAAGCGGGCGGGTCAAGTTCGAGCCGGGTGCCGACCTCAGCGAGTTTCTCGTGTTTCCCGCCGGCAAGCATGACGACGACGTGGACACGGCAAGCCTGATCGGCCGAGCGATCGATCAGGCGCATCCGGCCATAATTGCTCAGGCAGAGCAAAAGACCGGCTGGTACGGTCCCCATCGCCCATCGTGGCGCAGGAAGAAGGAGGGCGGGGATTCATGGAAAACCCTGTGACCTTCACGCACCAGCAATTGAAGGCCTATTTCGAGGACGCTAGGGACAGCAACGACGAATACAGGTCGGAAGCCCTCATCGACCGTGACTATTTCGACGGTTACCAGTGGACCGAGGAGGAGCGGCGCATCCTCGAAAGCCGCAAACAGCCAGCCACCTATTTCAACGAGGTGCGTCTGTCCATTCGTGGGCTCGTCGGCGTGTTCGAACAGGGCGACAGTGACCCCAAGGCATGGCCCCGCACGCCCCAGGACGAGGACAGCGCCGACGTTGCAACGAAGGTTTTGCGCTATGCAAAAGACTATGCCGACTGGAGCGAGCAGCGCACGCACTCGGCGAAGTCATATTTTGTCGAGGGGACGTGCGCGGCCCACGTCGGCGTAGACGCGGACAATCGCCCCCTGATCGAGCAAATCCCGTTTGAGGAGTTTTTCCACGACCCGCGTTCGCGCAAGCTGGACTTCTCTGACGCCCGATACATGGGTATCGCGAAGTGGATTTTCGCCGACGAGGTGAAGGCGCTCTATCCGCAGGCTGCCGAAGATGTCGATGGCGCGCTGAACCAAGGGTCTGAGGGCCTAAGCGTCGGTGGCGACACGTTCGCCGATAGACCGGAAGGGGCTTTGGGGACGTGGGCCGATCCGAAATTGCGCCGTGTCTTTGTCGTCGAAATCTATTGCAGGCGGGGGAGTGGTTGGCATCGCGCGGTCTTTTGGGGCCGTGGGATACTTGAAACAGGTCCGTCGCCGTACAATGACAAGCATGGCCGCCCCTCATGCCCCATTGAGGCCCGAAGCTGTTACATCGACCGCGACAACCGGCGTTATGGCGAGGTGCGAGACCTTCGCAGCCCACAGGACGCGATCAACAAGCGTGAATCGAAGCTGCTGCACATGCTCAGTAATCGCCAAGCGGTCGCGAGCAACCCGGAAATCGCATATCAAGCCGATGCCGAGCTTGTCCGAAAGGAAATGTCTGATCCAACCGGGGTGATTCCCGCTGGTTGGGAGCCCGCCTCGCTCACTGACCTTGCAGCGGGTCAATTCAACCTTCTCCAGTCGGCGCGTGAATTTGTGCAGCGCATTGGCCAGAACCCGAGTGTTCTTGCTTCGCAGTCGGCGAGCGCGTCGGGGCGCGCTCAGTTGGCCCGCCAACAGGCGGGGATGACAGACAGCGCCATGTCGCTGAATGGCCTGCGCCGTTTCGAGCTTGGCATCTATCGGCAGGCATGGCTTCGCTGCCGCCAGTTCATGACCGCTCCCGATTTTGTACGGGTGACCGATGACGAGGGCGCACCGAGCTTTGTAGGCATTAATCAGCCGGTATTTGGTCCGCCTCAATCGATGCTGTTGCCCGACGGGTCGGTCCAGATCGGTCAGCCAGTGCTTGGGTATGAGAACGCCCTTGCCGAGATGGACGTCGATATCATGATCGATGCCGTGCCCGACACGGCAAATCTCGCGCAGGAGCAGTTCCAGATACTCGCGGAGATGGCGCGCCAATATGGCCCGCAAGAAGTGCCGTTCGACGATCTATTGGAGGTGTCGTCGATCCCCGAAAAGAGCAAGCTGTTGGCGAAACGCCGCGAGCGCGCCGAGCAAGCAGCTCAATCGGGGATGCAGCAGCAAGAGATCGCCGCTCGCGTTGCTGTTGCCGAGATTCAGAACACCGAGGCCGACACGGCGCTGACCGCCGCCAAGGCCCAAAACGAACTACTGAAACCCGCCTTGGAAGGCTTCAAGCTGGGAATGCAGTCAGGGACACCCGCCGCCGGGGTTTAACGGGCGTATCGACAGTCAGTGGTCGTAAACACTGACCCCGCCGCCGGGGTCCGGGCGCATCGTCATGTCCACGATACGGACTGGAGTATGGAAATGAGCGAAGTTGAAGGGCTGTTCGGTGGCGAGCCGGACATCAAGAGTGATGCTGCGCCGACTGAGGTTATCCCGGCACCTGAGCCGGTTGAGCCAGAGGCCGCGCCAGTAGTGGAGCCGGTGGCCGTGGCGCCGCCTGCCGAACCCGTCATTCCGGAAGGCTATGTGCCAGTTGCGGTCGTCAAGGAGCTACGGGACGAAATCCGTGGCCTCCGCGATGTTCCCGCGCCTGTCCAGCCCCAGCCCGTAGACATGTTCGACGACCCGAGCGGTTATGACGCTTCGGTCTCGTCGCGCATCCTGAATGTCAAACTTGACCTGTCGGAGACCATGAACGCCGAGCGGCATGGGGTGGAGACCGTCGAGGCCGCAAAGGCTTGGGCGCTCGCTCAATTTCAGTCGGCGCCGGGTTTCCAGCAGCAAGTTTTTGGCAAGTCTGATCCATACGGTTTCGTCATCGCAGAAATGCGTAAATCAGAGGCCATCGCGGCTCTCGGAGACGCAAATCCCGAAGAAATCTCTCAGTTCAAGGCTTGGAAGGCCCAGCAGGCCCTCCTTGCCCAGCAGGCAGCGGCTCAGCCCTCTGCGACCTCTCAACCGGCGGCAGCCCCACCTCCGTCCTTGGCGAGCGTCCCCAATGCTGGCGACAGCAGTGCGGCGCCTAAGTCCAATCCGGACGAGGAAAAGGCCAACGCCATGTTTGGATGATAAATCATGGCAGATTTTGTTCTCGCGACTGCATCGCAGCGCAAGGAGTGGAGCAACAAGGCACACATGGAATATGTGCGCCGTTCGCGCTTCGCTGGTTACATCAAGAATAGCGCAAACGCGATCATTCAGGGTTATACCGACCTCGAAAAGCGCGCTGGCGACACGCTGAATATCCCGTTGTTCTACAAGCTGGGCGGCGATCCGGTTCTTGGCGACACGCCGATTGTCGGCAACGAAACCCCGCTAGACAATTACAACTGCGGCGTGCCTGTCGGCCTCCGTGGTAAGGGCGTAGCTGTCACCAAAAACCAGTCGTTCCGTACTGAAATCGACATCATGAACGCCGCGAAGGAAAGCCTCACCCGCTATTTCGGTGAGCTTCTGCGCGACGACCTGATCGACGCTTTCGGGTCGGTGGTTACGACTGGCGACACGACCGTCCTTTATGAATCGGCGACGACCGGCAACCGCAATGCCTTTGCGGCGGCCAATCAGGACCGGCTCTATTTCGGTTCTGTCGGTGGCTATTCGGCAACCTGGGCGACGGGCCTTGGCAATGTCGATGCAGCCGAGACCTGCACCGCCGCTCGTATGGGCGTCGTCAAGCGTCTCGCCATGCAGGCCAGCCCCGCGATCACGCCGGTTCAGGTGAACGACGAACAGGGGCGCGAATATTTCGTCGCGTTCCATGGCTCGCGCACCTTCCGCGACCTTAAGAGCGACACGCCGATGACGGCGGCCAATCGCGAGGCGCGTCCGCGTGACGTTGAAGCAAACCCGCTCTTTCAGGACGGTGATCTCATTTATGAGGGCATCATCCACCGCGAAGTGCCGGAAATCGACATCTGGGCGAACGCCATGGGCTTCGATACGGCTGGTGGCTCGTCGGCCCCCATTCGTCCGGTGTTCCTGTGCGGCACTCAGGCGCTTTTCATCGCCTACGCGCAGCGCCCGCAGGCTGGCTCGGAAAAGAGCGATATCCCCACCCTCAACCGTCGCACGACCGTCGGCATGGACGAGATCATTGGTGTCAAGAAGGCTGCCTTCAACGGCAAGCAGCATGGCATCGTGACCGCGTTCTTCGGCGCTGCCGCTGACGTCTGATAGGAGACACTGAAATGGCAACCTATCGTTCCAACCGCCGCTACGCTTCGGCTCCGGGGAATGGCCTTGGAGGCAACTTCAAGGTCGCAACCGGGGAAGTCGCCGTGGACACTTCGCTCGACACTTCCGACACCATCGAGTTCTTCAAGATGCCTGCCGGAGCAACCATCCTGTATGCGCTTTTGGAGGCTGACGACCTCGACAGCGCGACCGGTATCACGATCAACGTTGGTGATAGCGGTTCCGCAACCCGCCTCTTCTCGGCTTCGACCGTGGGGCAGGCGGGCACCGCATCTGCGGCTTCCGCCGCAACGGGCCTGTTCTATACCTACAGCGCAGAAACGCTGGTCACGGGTGCTTTGCAGGCAAACGCCACGGGCGCTCAGGCTGGCTCGATCCGCCTGGCGATCGGCTACGTCCTTCCGTGATGCATTGGGGCTGGCCTTAGGGCTGGCCCCTTTCTTTTGAGGGGTAAGCCATGCCGACTTGCCGCGACATCATCAGGCGCGCGCTCCAGCAGGCGCGGATCGTCGCTCTCGGGCGTGATCCGACTGCGAAGGAGTCCGAAGCGGGGATGCTCGCCCTTCAAGGCATTTACGACGGCTGGGTTACGAGCGGCATGTTCGGCCGCCTGACCGATGTTTACAAGTCGGAAGATTACACCGCGCAGCCCGGCGAACGGATTTTCGCGGACGACGCGACGATTACGCTGCCCGATACGGTTGACGATACCGATAACGGCGGAACGCGGGTGCCGCACGATCTTGCCGCGATCTCGGTCAACGATGGCGGGTGGCGACATTGGGTCTGGACGGGCGTCTGGACCGAACTCACCGGGTTGACGCTCGACGACACCGCCCCCTTGTCGGATCGCGACAGCGAGGGGCTTTCAGCGCTTCTTGCGAGCTATCTGGCGGAAGGTTTCGGGACCGAGATCGGCCAGATGACCTCGCGCCGCGCCGCGCAGTTCCAAGGCAGCATTTCCCACAAGTTCGGTTCAACCCAACCGGCGTCAACCGCCGTGTATTTCTGAGGCTGAGACATGGCATCCTTTGTCAAGCACAACAAGTTCGTCGAAAACCTCGGGCGCAAGGTGTTCAATCTGAACAGCGACACGCTCAAGGTGGCTTTGTCGAATACGTCGATCACCGCTTCAACGGTAAACCAGCTTTCCGACATCACCCAGATATCGAACGGCAACGGGTACACGACTGGCGGGGCGACCGTGGCGTCCACGGCCTATTCGCAGACGTCAGGGACGGGCAAGTTGACTGGCACCGATGTTGTTTTCACCGCATCGGGTAGCATGGGTCCGTTCCGTTACGCGGTTCTCTATGATGATACTGCCGCCAACGACGAGACCATCGGCCATTGGGATTACGGTTCGTCGATCACGCTTGCAGCCGGTGAGACGTTCACCGTCGATTTCGACGGCACCAACGGCATTCTTACGGTCGCGTAAATGGGCGGCCTCCTCAACCGCGTAAAGGTCGCGACATCGACGACCGGCACCGGCACGATCACGCTGGGGACGGCGGAAGCGGGGTTCTTCACTGTCTCCGGTGCGGACGGCGTCGATGGTGCAGCCTATTCATACACAATCGAGCAAGGCAACGATTCCGAGATTGGTTGGGGTATCTGGAACTCGTCGGCAAATACGTTGACCCGCAACGTCATCAAATCGACGAACTCGAACTCGCCGATCAACCTGACAGGCTCGGCGAAGATTTATTTTTCGCCGCTTGACCGCGACCTTGAGCTTCGTCCGGGTTACGCATCGGGTCGCTACCACGCGCTTTATCCGGGCGGGGCGTTGCCATTGGCTAGCGGAATAGCGGTAACGGCTGGCAGTCTCTACCTCGCCCCGGTTTTTATCGACCGCGACACCACGATGTCGGAGCTTTATTGTACGATTACCACGACGCAGGCTAGCCAGAACTGCCAGATCGGCCTCTATGCCTGCGACAGAACGTCGTTGATGCCGACTGGAGCGCCGATCTACAACAGCGGTAACCTGTCCACCGCTGTCGCAGCGGCGGTCGGGGCAACTGGACTTTCCCTCTACTTGCAGCGCGGTTGGTATTGGGCGGGTGGCATGGCGTCCGCTGCCGCTGCTTTTCGCGTGATTCTCGGCAGTGGCGGCCCTGCGTCCCTGAACTATTTCTGTGGTTCGGCCAGCCCCAACACGCCAGATGCGCGCCATCTGGTGAAAACCGGCACATTCGGAACATGGCCGACGCTGACCGGCAGTTATTCGGGTGACAGTCTGGCTGACACCGAATCAAATTCGCGTTGCCCCGTCCTCTATTTCAGGCCATGACCGATGATTGCCTATAACCGAGATGGAACAGTCACCTTCACCGACGATACGGGGGAAAAGAAGCCGTTGACGGTGCCCAACGACGACGATCTTGATGCAAGGATCGTGGAGTATTTCGGGCCGCCGGTTATTCCAGTTCCCCAAAGCGTCACTCCTCTCCAGATGCGCAAGGCGCTACGTCATCTCGGGCTCAAGGCCACGGTTGACGCCTATGTCGGCACGCTGGACGAAGAAGCCGCCGAAGAGTGGGAATATGCGCTGGCGATCGAAAGAGGAAACGCGACCTTGCAGGCTGCTGCGGTCGGCCTTGGCATGACGGACGAACAAGCGGACGAACTCTTTCGCCTAGCCGCGAGCATGTAGGATGCTTGGGTTCTACCCGCTCGGCGGCGCACCGCTGGGGGATGACGGGCAGGTAGCTGCATCTGGCAGCTACACGCTGGCAGCATCAACCGGGACGTTCACGCTGAGCGGACAGGCCGCCGGGCTGCTTTACGGTAGATTGCTGACCGCCAACACGGGTACGTTCACGCTTTCCGGCCAAGCGGCAGGCTTGCTGTACGGCAGACTGCTCGGCGCGGGGGTCGGGTCTTTCACGCTGACGGGCCAAGCGGCGGGGCTGTTCCGGGATTTTACGCTAACAGCAAGCGTTGGCTCTTTTACCCTGTCGGGGCAGGCGGCTGGCTTGCTTGCCTCTCGCCTTCTCTCGGCGGACGTGGGTGCATTTGCGCTTACGGGTCAGAATGCAGACCTGATCTACACGCCTTTGGGCAGCTACGTTCTGTCGGCAGGGACGGGGGTCTTTGTCCTGACTGGCGGGGCTGCGAACCTGATCTATTCGCGCGGCGGAATCTATGGGCCGCCTCGAAACGACAACAGGGTCATCTATGGCGCGGGAAGGAACGATGATTTGACGATCACCGGCCCAGCCCGAAACAGCGCAGTAGTGGTTCCAGCCTGATGCCCGCCCTTGAGTACGGCAAAGGCGCGTACACGCGCAGCAGGGGCAATTTGCCCGAGCTTCCCGTCATCAATATGTTCGTGGAGCAATCGGCAACAGACGGCATCGTCATGCAGTCGCATAAGGAATTGAGCGAGATTGCCGAGGTCGGCAGCGGGCCGATTTATGACACGCTGGTCAAGGATGGGGTTTTCGACGGCGACCGCTTCACGATCAGCAGGAGCGGGTTTTACCGTGGCTCGACGTTACTTGGTTCGGTAGACGGGTCTGGCCCCGGCTATATCGTTGCATCGGACACCGAGGTTATCTGCGGGCGCGGGGCAACGGCGTACAGCTACAACGGCACCGACTTTGTGGCTATCGACTTTCCCGATGGGGCCGATGTTACAAAGGTTGCTTTCACGGCTGGTTATTTCATCTACCTGCGCGCAGGGACAGATACCTGGTACTTTTCGGCCATCGGTGACGGGCGCGACATCGATCCGCTGGATTTTGCGACGGCAGAGAACGAGCCGGACGCCTTGCTCGATATTCTGGTGCTGGATGGAAGTCTCGTGCTGTTCGGGACCGAGAGCGTGGAGTTCTGGTCGCCCACGGGTGACGCGGATTTGCCCTATACGCCGATCCAGCTTCGCGTGTTCGAGCAGGGTATCATTGCAACGGGCTGCGCGGTAGCGATCGACAACAGCTTCTATTGGATCGGGAACGACCGGATCACCTACCGCAACGGCGAGGTGCCGGAAGCGGTCTCTGACGACGGGATTGTGGAGCGTTCGCGCGCTTCGACGACGCACAGCCTCTTTCTGGTCACCGACGAGCGGCACAAGTTCATCGCCCAGCGCCATGACAGCAATACGATGCTGTTCGACATCACGACGCGCGAATGGTGCGAGCGGCAATCCTGTGGGCGGGACAACTGGCGTGCTGTTCGCGGGCTTGGCGACGACGAGACGGGGAAGATTTACGAGCTTTCGGGCTACGGAACGTCGGATGGTGTTTTCGAGCGCCGCCTGAGGGCTGGTTCACGGCTGAATGCTGTCGCGATCATCGACAACCTGAGACTGACGGCAGAGGTCGGTACGACTGATTATCTGACGGGGGATTATGCCGAGCCGCTGATCGAGATGCGATCGAGCAACGACGCCGGGAATACCTGGAGCATCTGGGAAGCGGTCAGTCTAGGCTCTCAAGGCTCCTACCGCGAGCGTCCTGAATGGCGGGCTCTCGGCATGTTCGACGATCCGGGCATGTTGTTCGAGTTCAGGATTACGGCGCCGGTCGGGTTTCGGCTTTCGGCAATTGAGGCGAATGCAGCAGGCGGGGGGCGGTCGCGATGAGAACGCCGGACCTGTTCCAGAGGGGCGTCCCCATCGTTGACGGCCAAGGCCGCGCAACGATGCAGTGGCAGGCGAACTTCCAGAACGTCATCGCGAACTTGCAGGGGCAGATCGACGCTATCGCCCAAGCACAGGCGGCGGCAGACTTGGCGAATGCAGCGGCTGTGGCGGCCCAGAGCGCGGCGGATGCAGCGGACACGGCGGCGGGGGCGGCCCAGAACGCAGCCGATAGCGCCAATGCCACGGCAGCGATCACGAACAGCTATGTGACGGGTGCGACGATCACCGGAGTAGATGCAGGCAGCGACGTGACCGTGACCGTTTCGGGGCACACGCGGGTCTATGCGGATGGCGTGAGTGTTTCGGTATCGGCTGGCAACATCACGGGGCTCTCCTACTCGACGGATTATTTCATCTACTACGACCAGCCGAGCCGTGCGGGTGGTTCGGTAACCTATCAGGCCACGACTTCATCTTCGACGGCGGCGCAGATAGGCGACCGGCACCTTGTCGGGAGCGTCACGACCCCGGCTGCGGCCTCCCCCCCCGACTGGCGGCAGATATGTCGAGCCTCCTGGGGTTGGGAATATCCCATGAGGCGGACGTTCGACGCCGACCGCATCAATTACCTTGTCAATCACGAGAGTATCAGGCCGTTTATCGGTGGCGACCCGGAATGCCCGTTGGATTTAAGCGCAGCGGTTGCCGACGACCAGAATTTCTTTCTCGATGGCGAGCATGGCGGGTTTGCGTGCTGCTGGTCGGCCCCGAATACCTACGAGATACACACATTCATTCTCCCTGAGGGTCGCGGGCCTTGGGCCATGCAGTTCGCCGCATGGGGCAAGCAGTTTCTTTTCGACAACGGGGCACGACACATCTGGACGCGGGTCCATCCCGAAGCCCGCAACGTCAAGGCTTTCACGCTGAGAATGGGCCTTGAGCCCGCAGGGACGCATCGCATCGACCTTGGTGCCGGTCCCGTCACTTACGATTTGTTTGAACGGAGGGCATAATATGCCAGCAGCAGTAGTCGGCGGCGTCATCGCTGGCGCCGGAGCGATCGGTGGCGCCGCGCTTTCGTCATCCGCCAGCAAGAAGGCGGCCAAGACCGCCGCGCAGGCGCAGCAGGACGCGGCGGCGCAGAATAACGCGCTCCAGCAGCAGATTTACAACCAGAACAAAGCCACTCTCTCGCCTTTCGTCAACACCGGCACACAGGCGAGCAGCGCAATCAATGCCTTGCTGGGCCTTGGCGGACCGGCCCCGACTGTCGGGGCCCCCACAGGCCAGCAGCAGCCCCGTGTCATGCCGTGGAATGCGCTATACGACACGGTAGACGGTGCTGGTCGCTATGCCCCGCGCACGATCGGCATGGGCTATCTGGGGAATGAACCAGCGGTCACCAACTCCGCCCTTCCGGCGACCCCTCAGCAGACGACCCAGACCTATCAGAACGCCTTCGACAACTACCGCAATTCGACGGGCTATCAGTTCCGCTTTGGCGAGGGACAGCGCAGCCTCGATAACAGCTATGCAAGTCGCGGCGTCGGGCAGAGCGGGGCAGCGGCAAAGGCGGCTTTGCAATACGGCCAGAACATCGCGAGCGGCGAGTTCGGCAACTACCTCAACGCCCTCATGGCGCAGCAGGGTGTCGGGCTCTCGGCCGCCGGGGCGCAGGCGGGTGTCTCGACCGGCTACGCCAATGCTGTCTCTGGCAACAATCAGGTCGCGGCAGACGCGATTGCGAACGGGGCGCTGCTCAAGGGGCAGGCAAATGCCGGTCTCTATGCTGGTATCGGGAACGCGCTCGGCAATGTGGGCGGGGCCATCTTCAACAGCAGCTTCTCCAACCCCTATGCGGCGTCCAATCGGGTGATCGCAGCCAATCCGGGTATTTTCTGATGACCGAAGAACAGCAGGCCGAGATCGAGCGGCTGGAAGCCAAGCTAAAGGCTCGCCAGAACACGCCGGGCTGGAAGCGTAATTGCGAACATATCGAAAAGCGCATCGCGGAGATCAAAAATGGCAGTTAATTGGGGCCTTGGGCTCAATTACCCCGATGCGGGGCAGGCATTCACCCAAGGGCTGCGTTCCGGCGCGTCGTCGTCCGCCCTTAACGCGCTACTTGCCGATCCGAACAATCCTGCGATTGCGCAAAAGCTGGCGCCTTTCAATCCCGAGTTGGCGTTAAAAATACAGGGCCAGCAGCAGAACGCCCTTGCAGCACAGCATGAGCGCGATGTTCGCGTGCGGGCCGCTCAGGGCGATCCGAACGCCCGCACCGAGCTTGCCGGTATCGATTGGGACGCATGGGCAAAGCTGGACGAGGGGACGCGCAAAAAGGCCGTGGAGGCGGTGGATTTCATCGGCCAAGCGGCGTTGCAGATTAACAGCCTGCGAGATGAAAATGAGCGCGCCGCAGCGTGGACGGAATATGTGCGCCAAGCCGAGGCTCGCGGCATGGATATTCCGGCAGAATACGAGCGATATAGCCCCGGCGTTCTACAGGCGGCCCTTGCTGAGTCGAAGATGATAAAGGACCAGCTCGCCCAGAATGAGCCCAAATACATGACGCCCGCGGCCGATCAGGACTTGGTCAATGTGCGCGATCCCGACGCCATTGCTGCATTTCAGGCGTCTCGCCAAGCGAGGGCAGCAGCGGCCCAGAACGCCGCCCCTCCGCCCCCTCCGGGCTTTGAGATTGATGGAGGTCCGACGCCCACCGCGTCGGGTAACTTTCCGGGGTATTAGCGGCGAGCGGATCACCAGCGGCTATCGATCTCCCGAGCATAACAAGAGGGTCGGCGGTGTTGCCAACAGCTACCACACGAAGCGGGACGCGCAGGGTCGCCCACTGGGGCGCGACAGCGTTCCGCCGCCGGGGATGAGCATGTCGGCTTACGCCGCGCAATTGCGCCGCCTGAACCCGGATAAAGACGTCATCAACGAGGGCGATCACGTCCACATGGAACCGAAGGGCTGATAGATGGAAGGTCAAACCGCCACGAACCCGCAGACCGGCGAGAAGGTCGTTCTGCGCGGTGGCCAGTGGGTTCCTTTGGATCAGGCGCCGCAGCAGCCCCAGCGCGCACCCGGCTTTATTCCCGGCGCACCGAAAGCGCCAGACCCGTACAGGGTTGAGCAGGACGCGCAGTCGAATCAGCGCGCCAACACGAACACGAACCTCTCCATAGAAAGCGGAGACCGCTCGCAGCGTGGGCAAGTTCAGGACTACCGCAAAGAGTTCGACAACTCTGCCCCGGTAAAGACCTATGGCGTTGCCATCACGTCTCTGGCCAATGCCGTTAAGCGTGGCGAGGACGGCAGCGGCGATGTGGCGCTGATTTACGACTACGCAAAAGCGATGGACCCTGAATCGGTCGTGCGCGAGAGCGAAGTTGGCATGGCGCAGGCTGGCCAGTCGATGATCAAATCCGCTGCTGCCCGATACAAGAAGGAGTTCGGGATCGAGGGCGGCGGCGTTCTAGACCCCCAAACCCGCCAGTATCTTCGCCGCGAGATTATTAACGCTGCTCGCTCTCGCCGTCAGGCATATGAGCAACAGCGTGAACGCTTTTCTGGCATAGCCCAGCGCAACAACTTCAATGTCGAAGATATCATCGGCCCCGACCTTGGAGCGCCTTTTCGCGAAGATCTAAGCCGTTTTGGCGTGAGCGGGCGCAGGTTCACCGATGCTGAAATGGCAGCGCGCGCTGGCCTACGGGAAGGCGGTGGCCAGCCACCCGAGGGACCGAACGGTTCGATGCGGGTTCCCGGCGCGACGATGGATAATATTCGTTTTGACATTGATGGTGGAGGGGAGCCCGTTGAAGGCAAACGCCTGACTCCAGAGCAGGAGCGAGATTATCAGGCGTTTATCGCCGCAAATCGAGAAACCCTCACTCCAGAATTGCTCGATGCGTGGTGGAAGTCACGCGGCTTCGGCGGGCTTTCGAATGCCGAAGAGGTGATCGCGGCTGCAAAAGCAGGAAGTTTGGGCGGCGTCGATTATAGCAAGACCGACCAGCAGCGCCGCGATGAACTTGATGCGCAACTTCGAGCTGAGGGCACAGGAAACGATAATTTTGGAGACTACGCGACCGGAGGTATCGCCGGACTGGATCGCGGGATAACCCTAGGGTGGTCCGACGAACTCGCCGGGGTGGCTGGTGGTATTCACGACATCGCCAGCGGCGGCAGTTTCTCGGATGGCTATACTCGCGAGCGCGATCTAACTCGCCGGGCGCAGGAAATAAGCCGTGAGAAAGTCGGCATCGCGCCAGAACTTGCAGGCGGCCTTATGGTTCCGGGTAGCGCCCTCGGACGCGTGGAGGGCATCGGTCAATTTATCAGGCAGGGCGCCGGTGTCGGAGCATTGGCCGGCGCAGGCGAGGGACAGGGCGCGAGCGATTCGGCTATTAATGCCTTGCTAGGGGCGGGGGGTGGCGCCGTGGTTGGCGCAGCCGCTTCTCAGGCGCCCCGCGTGGTGAATGCATTACTCGATACCCAAGCTGGGCAGCGCGCCACCGGCGTCGTTCGAAATGCGCTAGAGCGGACTCGCCCGAATGTGGATGCAGAGGTAGTCGCGGCGGGACAGCGACAAGGCATACCTATTCGGTTGCCAGACGCTGTTGAGGGCAAGCGGCCCGCGATGGCGGCGCTCGAAAAGACCAAAACCGGCGCGCCTCGCGTTGCGTCCGCAAGGGCTGAGGACATCAACGCGACGCAAGACCGCCTTGCATCGCTAGTCCCTGAGGGTGCATCCGCGCGCGACGAAACGCAACTCGGTAAGATGTTGCAGAGCGCGATGGAGCGTCAGAATGAGGTGTCCAAAAGCCAAACCTCTGCTTTCTTCAAGCGGGTCGAGAAAATGGCCCCCGGCGCTCGCTCCGACGCCGCCGACACGCTTGCATACATCGATGGTGAAATCTCTCGCCTGCAAGGGGCTGGCTCTCGTGGCAATGCGTCGGCGATCAAGGCGCTCCAGGACATGCGCGCTGATATTGCCGAAACCGGTTTGTCGGTTGAATCGTTGCAGTCCCTGCGTGCAAGTATCCGTCAGCGAGTGAAAGACAACAATCTCGATCCAAGCGCGACTGATCGCTTGTTCGGGGGCGTGGACGAGGCCGCCACGGCCGATCTCGAAAAAGCGCTGGGGGCCGTCAACAAGAACGCTGTCGGCGCATTTCGCCGCGCGAATAGGTCGCACGCCGAACGCTTGGCATTCCGCCGTGAGGTGGCCAAGGAACTGACGGGGACGCCAAATAACCCGCTGGACGCAGAGAAGGCAGCAACGCGGCTCATGTCGAAAATCGGCAGCAAGGGCGACGAAGAAGGCTTCGGACGCATCTGGGCCTCGCTCGACGATGCGGAACGTGCCGATACGGCGGCCACCATCCTACACAATTACGGCGGCGGTGATGAATTCTCTTTGCAGAAGCTCGCCACGAACCTCGAAAATGCAAACGAGCGCACTTTGCGCACCGTTTTCGGCAAGGACGGCTATGAGGCGCTACGCGATATCAGGTTGATCGCGCGCCGCAAGACACAGACCCAGAAGGGGCTCAACAACAGCAACACCGGCTCGGTTGTCGAAGAAAAAGGCAATTCGCTGCTGGACACGATCCTGGGGGTATTTGGTTATACCCAAGGCGGGCCCCTCGGCGCGGCGGCAGCGGTCGGCGCGCGCTCTCTGGGGGAAAAGGTCGGGAATAGCTGGCGCGCCCGCCTGCTACTCAATCCCGACTTCACCAAGTGGCTCAAGCAGACCCCGAACACAACTAGGCCGGAAGTCATCAACCGCTACTTTGAACGGCTTAACAAGATTGCCTCTCGCGAACAGGCGTTCCTGATGGATGCGCAGCAGCTCCAGTCCTATCTGGCGGCACAGTTCTCAAAAAGTCCGGGTCGTGCAGCAGCCGACGACGAGACCGGCAATCGTGGGCGTGTAGAACCACGCTAACCCCAAGGCGATCACCCGCCAGATAATCCGAAGCATCCACATTTCATAGCATCAACGGGCGGTCATTGCGAGCCGCCCTTTTTCATGGGGCAAACATGGCACGCATTCGATACATCCCCAACCGCGTCATCGACACGAACGGCATTTCCGATGGCGCGGAAATCGGTGTTTACCAGACCGGCTCGCTCACCAAGGTCTCCATCTATTCGGATTCCGGACTGACGACGCCGCTTGCAAACCCCTACACGGTAGATGCTGGCGCGCCGGTCCCCGAGATTTTTGCGAACGCCAATCCATCCGATCTCAGGGTGCGTGTCGTCTCTTCCGGCGGCGTTGTCGTATCGGACGACGACCCCTATGACCCCTCTGTCAATGCGGGCGATCTCTCCTCATCCACTGGCGGGGAGATGGTGGGCTTCATCCAAAGCGGTGCGGATGCGGTTGAGCGCACCGCGACCGACAAGATGCGCGACTTCGTCTATATCAGGGACTTCGGCGCCGCCGAGGACGGTACTACGAACGATGCACCCGCGCTTGAGGCGGCAATTGCTTCCGGCGCAAAATTCATTCGGCTTCGCGGACCTGTCGCCCTTGCCAGCACAATCGTTGTCGATACCGACGGTGTAACGATCGAAGGCGACAGCGATTACGAAACCGTCATCTGGGCAACCGGCAGCGGGCCGCTGTTTCAGATCGGGAACGACGCCAACGACATCACCCAGCACGTCACGCTCCGCAATTTCAGCTTCGGCGGCAAAACGAGTTTCAGCGGCTCGTCCTATATCAAGGTACGCCGCTGCTTTCAGGTCTATCTTGAACGCCTGCGCTATAAGGACAGCCAGAAGGCTCCTACAGAGGCGGTTATCGTCCTCGATAACAACGACGGGACGAGCGAGCAGCCGGTTCGCACGACGATCCGCGACTGCTATTTCGACGGGGCGGATTACGCGGTGTCGCCGGGCGGTCCGGTTCCTATCGCCATTTGGAACACCGGCGGCATTCAGACCATCGTCGATAACACGCACATTCAGGACTGCGAGATCGGATGTAAGCTAGGGGTCAACTCTGCGGTCGATACCCAATATTACAATGCCAGCTATCCGAACGACGACGACTTCTACGACTTCCACTTCATCAATAACAGCCGGTATCAGGTGGGGGACAGGGGCGGCACCACGACGAATGCCCGCGCCTTCGATGTGTGGAAAGGTTCAGGGGTAAACGTTGCAAACAGCCAGTTCTACCTGAACAACAACGGCCCGACGCCCGCCCTCGCAAACCAGCGTGTCGCGGTGTTCAATCACAGCAGCTTCGGCAAGTTCAGCATGACGCAGAGCGTGGTCAACTGCAACGCGCGCGCCGACTATATCTTCAAGCTGGCGGCGAATGCGGTGGTGAAGCGGCTCGCGGTCAGTTCGACGGAGTTTGGCGGGCTGGTCGGGTCCAAGGGCCTTATCGAGATGGGATCGAGCGCGGTCGTTCAGGCCGTGATCGCCCCAGACTGTGTGTTCGACAACGCCAACAACTACGGTCCGGTCGATCAACGGTCCAACACCGCGATCTCGCCTTATAATCTCGGGACGGCCTGCAACCATTATTACTACACGAACGATTCAGGGTCGCGCACTTTCTCGGCATTTAGCAACGGCACCATCGGCGTTCAGTATGTCGTCGAGTTCGAGATAGCCAACGGCTCTGTCACTCTTACCGCTGCCGGGCCGACGGCGTTCAGCGGGATCATCGTTGACGGCTTTCCTGCCGGGAATATCGCGCTGCGTAACCGGGACGTTTTGCTTGTCACGCGAGCGCCCTTGGCGGCGGCCGAATATTACCGGGCCAAGCTGATCAGGGGCGGCGCGCCGTTCATCGCGCTGTCGGATTATGCGGATGACACGGCGGCTGCCAGTGGGGGCATTGTGATTGGTCAGCAGTATCGCACCGGCTCGGCTGTCAAGGTCCGCGTCGCATAACCCAGAGGAGAATGACGATGAAGAAGGCCGATAGTCTGGACCGCATTGCGGACGCGCTGGAGTGGCGCAACTATTGGGACTGGTATCGGGCGCAGCCTGAGGTTCAGGCTTTCGACGACGGCACTGGTCCGCCGCCTCCGCCTCCGCCGCCCGCACCTGAGCCGCGCGAGCCCGGCTGATGCCAGCGCAGGCTTACGCCTTGGCCTCGATCATCTACCCGCTGCTTCTGGCGGGTACGATGCTCGTGGGGCTGCTCGGCATTGCCGTGAACCGGGGAGGGTCGCGGCGTGTCGGGGCGGTGATGATCGGCTGTCAGCTGTTTCTCCTGAGCCTTGCTACGTTCGTGCATTGGCCGGCGTACCAGCTTGAGAGCATGGTAATCATCAACGGGCTGGCGGCGGTTCCGCTGTTGCTGACGCCGCCGTCTCCGCCTTACCGCCTCCAGAGGATCGCGGCGGGCATGTTTCTGGCTTCGGCCATGCTCAATGCGATCTTCGCCCTGTTCACCCGCACACCTTCGGTTGTCGCACTCTACTGGTTTTCGTCGGCTGCAATCGACGCGATGATGATTGTTTTGCTCGGGGGATGGTGCAGTGGAATTGTTGCCGGGGGTGTTGCTGATTGGCTTCGTCGGCATGTTGCTCATTCACCTTTTACCGGTGATCATCGGTGACGGAGGCGAGCCAGAAGGCGACGATGATGCGCGACATCGCGCTGGGTCTGGCGACAGCGATTAGCGTTGCGACGATGGTGATGACGCTGATCGATCGCACGACGTCTGCGGCGCAATCGACCGAGGTTCTGGAAAGCCGGTTGAGGGCCGTGGAGGCTCGGGGCGAGGCGCATGAGGCCATCCTGAAAGGCCGTGCGCGCTTCGTGAACGATGCGACGAACCAGCTCAACTATCTCTGCGCGACCACCCCGAGTTGTCGGCAGCTTTATGCGCCCATTGCGGCGCCTGAATAGGGGGAACCATGAGGCTAGAGGATATCCAGCGCCATGTCGGTGTAGAGGCTGACGGGAAGCTCGGGCCGAATACCATTGCGGCCATCGCGAAGGCCTTGGGCATGACAGAATCTGTCACCCCTGCCTCCGATATCCCGGACGATTACTGGCCGATGCTGTCAAAGATCGAGAGCGGCGACCGCCCCTATATTAAGGCGGGATCATCCAGCGCCTCTGGTCTTTACCAGTTTATTCGAGCGACTTGGGTAGGAGAGGGCGGCAAGTGGGGGTCTGATATGACGCAAGCGTTCGGGGGTCTCCGCCCCCCCGTTGAGGAGCAACTTGCGCGCGCAAAGACCTTCACCGAAAAGAACGCCGCCATCCTGCGGCAGAAGGGCATCCCAATCAACAAGGCCTCTCTGTACGCCGCCCACTTCTTCGGCGCCGGGATGGCGGCCAAGGTGATCGGAGCGGACATCAACGAGCGGGCGGACGTGATCGCAGGGGCCGCAGCGACGAACGCAAATCCGTCGATCCTCAAAGGTAAGACGGTCGGGCAGTTCCTTACATGGTTGAACAAGAAAACGGGGGATTGGGCAAGATGAGATACTTCATCGCCTTCATCCACTGGCTCGGCCACCCGTTCCGAGCAATCGGCAACGCCCTGCGCGCGCTGGTCAACCTGTCCCGCATCCAGATGCGCGCGATATTCAGTCTTGCGATGCTCGGCGGGATCATCTCGCTTTCGTTCCAGAACATCGCGCTCATTGTTCTCGTCGATCAGCGGGGGAACGTCCAGATTGCCTCGCTCATGGGCAAGATGGTCCTGTCGCAACAGTTCTGGAACAACGCGATCATGGCATCCTTTGCGACGATCCTGGGGCTTGTCGTGTGGGGGGCTGATCGCCTCCGCATGAAGTCGCGCATTGCCGAGATTGAGGCGGGCAAGGGCGACATAACAGACGGAGACGAATAATGCCCCGTTATTTCAGCAAGCGCCCACGCGCGGAAGGATGGTGCGGTGATGACCTGTTCGATGACGAGCGCGGCGGGCTTGCGCCTGACATCACCGTTGACGAGCATGTCGCCACCGACACCGGCCTACTGGACGCCGATGGCAATTCCATATTTCGTAGCCCCAATCCTGTTGGCTTCGGCCGCGACGAGGAGTGGTGACAATGCCCATCTGGATACTCGGCCTGCTCTCAGGCACCCGCAAGCTGCTCCTGAAAGCATGGGAGTTCTTCACCGATAACCCTTGGCGCCTGTTCGTCATCGTGGCGGCTGTATTCGCCTTCCTGTGGTGGAGAGCGGATGCAAGGGCTGACAGGCTCGCCAGTGAACTACAGGCGATCAGGGACGCCTCTGAGGCGATTGTGAAGGCAGACAAGACAGCGGACGGCAAGGCGCTTGACGTGGCCGCACAGACGAAGGGTGAAATCGATGAAGGTAACAAGAGGGCTGCCGATGCTGCCCGTGATAGCCACGATCCTTTGCGGGATGCTTTTAGCGAGCTGCGGAAGGGAAAAACTGGCGGTAGCGGTTCGACCACCCGCTGAATTGCTGACATGCTCGGCGGAACCAGCCGCTCCCGAATTGCCCGCGCCTGGAATTGAGCGCGACCGGATCGTGCTGGCATACCTTCTTGCAATGCGCGCGGCCTATGGCGATTGCGCGTCGAAGGTCAGCGGTGTTCGTGCGTGGGCCGAATCTCTGCCGGAAACACGCTGATTCGCTTGCCCCCTCCACCCTATCAGTGTATAGGATAATGGCGCGACGGCGAGCGAAAGACCGCAAGACCCGACCGTGGCGGGAGATAACGATCTCGGCAACAGGGCAGCCAACATTGGCGAGGGGCGCAACCCCGAAGGTCCAGTTCGAGAGAGGGAAGGCACTACGGTGCGAACCTTCTTAAACGTCTCCGCGGCGCCGCGCTGACAGCCGGAAAGACGGCACCCTCACCTTTGAATCACCCCCGCCCACATCCATGACCGCCTTATAAGCCGTGCCTGGGAGTGAAACCCAGTTCCGCCTGTCGTGAACGCACGGCTCTGCTCGCTTCTTCTGGGCTATCAAATCGCCCTACGAAAACATGGCGTCCGCAGTGTTTAAACCCAGCGAACCATTTCTTGCCGTCAGCAGTCACATTCGCATAACCCGATTTATTGTTTTTGCTACGGCCTCGGTTGTGCGCGTTCTCTAGCTGAGTGACGTCTCTTAAGTTGGTAATCCTATTGTCGGAAGGGTCGCCATTGACATGGTCGATATTGTAGGACGGCCATACCCCGTAGTGGATCGCCCACACCACACGGTGGACATATAGTTTGTATCCGATCACAAAAATCTGCAAGCGGCCGTTGCTCAAGGGAAACCCTGCGCGCTTTCCGGCGCGAAGGGTATTAAACCCCTCCTCTCTAGGCCCACCTTCCCTCGGAAGCCAATAAAGGTGGCCAGTCTCTGGCTCGTACCGGAGCAGTTGACGCAATTTCTCTGGGGTTGGTAGAATGGTCTCATCCATGGTGCAGTGTCCTTGCATTGTGGCTAGGCCCAGCGCGGTGTTAGTAGCACCCGTTGGGCCGCAGTTTTCCTAGCAGATTCACGTTGTGTTCGCAATAATCCTCAACACGACAAATCCCCCTACCAGAGCAAAGCCCAAGCGGATGGCAAAGCGGCGGCCTGCGCGGTCGAGGTCAGGCATTGTGGGCTTTCAATAGCAGGTCGCGGACTTCGAGGCCGACTGGCGAAAGCTGCCCGCCCCAATCCACCAGCCCATGACGACGCAGCACCATGTGCGTGTTCGGTGGCGGGAAGGTCATCCATCGCTTGTCATAGCCACAGATCGGCGACTTGAGTACCGCCTCGCGCAGATACCGCTTCTGCGCCTCGCTCAGCCCCTTCGCAACAGTCTCAGCTTCCACGACCATCCTCCACTACCTCAACCCATCCGCTAAACTCGTATGGCTCACCGATTGCAGAGGCGGCGCGGGCCATAAGCCGCCACTTCGCTTTTTCGGCGGGCTGGCACTCATCCCAAGGGACACGGCGTGGCTTTCCCGTCGCGCGAATAGCGTCCTCTTGCCAGCACGCTTCTGCCGCAGCCTCCACCCTTTCCTCTGATAGCAGCCAAGAGCGGCTATACATCGGCTCGGCTCCGTCGAAGGGCTTGGTGTCCCACTTGCGGATGAACCGGCCATCGTCTGACCAGCGAATATAGATCACGCGATCATCCATCATTACTGCTCCCGATATTGGCGCCAAGCAACAACCGGATCGCTGACGTTGCCATCCTCGTTGCTCGACCAGCAGGAACCGTCGGACCAGCAGGGGGGGTATTCCTCGCCCTCTTCGGCCTGCCACTGATCGCATGGTTTCTCATCCTCTGTCATGGAGGCATCACGCAGCAGCCGCGCGCGAAATTTCTTGCCATCCAGCGTCCGCACTTCGACAGGCGTGTCATAGGGCGCGCGATCTGTTTCGTTCCATTCCGCTGCCATTGCTTCGGTCTCCTGATATGCGTCCACGAACGCAGCCCAGAGCCGCGATCCGTTGCGATAAGGATTGGCGCGCGACATCGGCACTTGGCACTCGCACGCCACACGGCCGTTGTTTCTGGCTAGCGCAAGGCCCTTGAGGCGGGCGCTTGGCAGCCGCGTGACCTTGTCGTTGACTCGCGTCGGCCGCATTGAGCGCAGGTCGTTGAACGTTACGCTCACTTCCTGCTGCCCCCGATATTGGAGAGGGTGGCGCGGCAGTTATCACGCGCCCTCATTGCATCGCCCTGCAATCGATAGCTTATCCTGTTGTCCAGAGCGATTAGGTGGAAGTCGCTTTCTGCTCGCGTCAACGCCGCTTCCAGTTCCTCTATCCTCGCCTGCTTTGCGGATTGGGTGGAGAGGCGGGCGAACGTGTGGATCACCAGCGCCTTTTCATGCGTCGCGAGACTGGTCCATTTCCTGCCATGTGGCAGGCAGGCCCATAGCGTCTCAGCAGCTTCCACGCTCGCAACGTCGAACCCGCCATCAACTGGCGCCTCCGTCACCACGACATCAGGGGCTTGGGCATCGGTCATGCGGTCGGTCCTTTCAGGTGGTCGCCGGAGCGGAGGGCTGAAGCGTATGGTAGGCCGTCCCTACTCCCCTCGTACCGTGGGCGAAGAAGCTGGCCTTGGTCAGAATAGAGCGGTTGCGTCGCCTCGATCAGCCTAGCCGCTCTCTCCGTGCATTCTTCGATGGCAGCGAGGGCGGCGCGGACGCCAAGCCAGTCGTCGCACTTGCCTGCGATGATCTCTGGTCGCCATGCCGGGTCTTCGCAGGCACTGGCGCATGCTTGCCGCGCCATCTGTAGCTTAGGATCGTCGGTCACTGGTCAGATTCCTCATTCCTGGAACCCGAAAGCCAAGCTATCGCCTCGCTTTCAATTGCGGCCTCTGCCAGTTCCTCGACGGTGCGTCCCTTTACGGCTGAGACGCGCTCAAGAATTTGCATCGTTTGATCATCGACATGGCAACGCAGAATAGGCATCATTCCGTCTCCTTGATATGGTCGCCAGCCTCGGGCAAAACGCCAGTCCCCTCGCATATGTCGCACCCGCTATTACGATAGACCGGCTCGCTATCGTCTCGACCACTGCCGTTGCAGTGTCCGCAAATGCGCTCTCCCTTGCCGGGAACGCCGACTTGGCCGGCGTATCGTAGTGGGGCGCGATGCTCTGCGGTCATGCGAACAACTCCCCCTGTGCCGGACGAAGCGCCATAGCCTGACGCCTCGCCCTTGCTGCTCCGTCGATCATCCATTGGACGTTATGGCCACGCCGTGCGCGCGCTTCCCGGAGCAGAACGTGGGCATAGTAGATCAGGAAATCACGGCTTGTAGGGTCGGTCATGGCGTGTCGCCTCTTTGCGAGGCCATGCATTGGCACGTCTCCAACCAGAAGACGCCAGCGAGATAGTCGCCATCGGGCCATGAACCTGTGCCATGACATATGGAGCAATCTGGATCACCTTGGTTTTGGTGAGTACCCCAGAGGGACTTCGCCTCACAATATTCGCACATAAAGTTCGGGTCATCGCGCGAGCTACGGCCGCAGCCGCCGGAGCATGGGGCAATGAGCGTCATGGCGTGTCACCTTGAGAGAGGGCGGCGCGTCGTTTGTCGTCCGCTTGCTTAGGGCTTTCACACTCGGGGCAGCGGGTATCGGCGTCCCATTCGCCCTCGTCGAACTCGCCACCGCAAATCTTGCAGCGGACGAAGGTGATCAGCCCCACCGTATGCTTCACTTCTTCGGACATTTTGGGTCTCCTGAGGGAGGGGGAGGAAGCGGCATCCAGTGGGTCGCCTCACCCCACCGGTTCGCCGAAAGGTTGTGGAGCCTGCCGTCGAGCACGAAGCAGGCTATGAAATAGCGCCGCTCTCGCGGGTGGAATGCGAGAAAAGAGTCCCCATCCTTCGGCGCCGTCTCAATCGGCATCCATCCCACTTGTTCCGGTGTATCAGTCATTGGGGTGGTCCTTCTCCTGAATTTCGGTGATGAAAGCGCGAGCGAGTTTTGCCAGCGTCCGGTCCCCGAAGTGTTTGCGCCAGCTCCGGCTATAGGCTGTCCCGTTCAGCACGTAATCGAGGCGGGTCAGCTTTTGTTCGCGCATGATCGTCACGATGCCGCGCGGGTCGAGAAACTCGCCAAGCCAGTAATATTCGCCGCGACTGGTCTTGTTCGGGAACAGGCGCAGGTGTCCACGCGCGACCGACCAGTGATAATCGTTCGCCTGATCCTTTACGGTGAAATGCTGGTTCACAGGTTTGCGCTCCTCATTCGACAT